CTAACGGTAATCCTGTGTCAACATCACGAAATAACTGTTGTAGCGAAGGTGCTAAAATGTATTGACAATCGTTTACTGTAGCCATTCAAACCTCGTTTGATTTATGAAAAATTATTTGTTAAGCTATTTATGTACTTCAAGGAGAAATACATGGCTGATACAATTTTTCATATAATTATATGGTTTTCAATTGGTTTAACTATTGCTAATATTATACACGGCGATTAAACCAATTAAATTTTAATAATAACCTAAAATGACAATTAGGTGCATTATATTTATTCACCATTCGATTTATTTAGAGAAGCTAATAAAGCTGCTATTAATTTACTACCTCTTATCTTATCGTTTGGTGAAGCTCGTTTAGATTCTTTAGCAGCTGCACGCATAGCCATTTGACGCACTCGAGGACTCATTATTGCTGCTTTTGCAATTCTAGGCGTTGATAAAGCTGCTGCGCCTTTTAATGCTAAAGGTAAGCTTGCAAAACCCGCTGTAGCAGCCCCTGCCCCCGTTAAAAATTTCTCTAAACCCTTGACAATTGCCGTTTGTTCACCTGTTTTAGGAATAAACAATTGGTTTTTTTGCGCCCCCAATCTTTTAGACGTTGCTAAAGCATCATCAAATGTTTTTTGATCTGTTGGAGAAAACAATAAATCTTGTGTTCTTGGACCTATGCGATTGTATTCTTGCATAGCTTTATTTAATTCTGTAGGCGTTCTTAAAGTTTTTCCACCTGTAAGAAAATTATGAGCTAAAACCTGTTTTTTTTCTTCTGGTAAAAAATTTGTCAATTCGCTTAGTTTTTCAGGATTTTCACTTTTACCAGTTTTGATAAAATTTTGTGCAATTTGACTTGGCGCTTTTTCACCTAATACATAATCGCCTAAACTATTTTTTTTACGAAGTGGAGCAACATTTTCTTTGTAGAAGGATTTTGCATTTTTCCAAGAATCGTATAATTTTTTTGAACCCGATTTTTTAGCTGATTCCTCGTAATCTTTATCTAATGCTTGTTTAAATTTGGAAATAACTGCTCGTGATGCGCGGTCATTGTTCCAATCGCCAAGAAAATTATTGAGGGCAGCATCTGTTAAAGCACCACGTTCAAAAGTGCCTGTCTCTGGTTTTTTTCCTATTGCTTTAACAAAATTTTCAACATTTTTTTGCGAAGAAGTTTTTAAGAACTCACCTTCAGGAGCTTCAATCTTTCCTTCTTCAATTTGTTTTTTTACCTCATTGTAAACTTTTCTATAATTTTTATAGCTAAGTTTAGCTTTTTCTTCTTTAGCTATTTGATTAATTTCATTATAATTATTTTTATGAATTTCAGTATTTTGTGTATGTAGGTCTTTTAAATAATTTACTACATCATCTGGAGCATTGGTTTGTATGTTATCTTCATACTTATCAATAACATTTTTTACTGGTTTAGTTAAGGCAGTACCTAAGTTTTGATATTCAGTAGCCATACCTGAAAAAGGAATTTTACCTAGAATTGTTTGAAACTGTTTAAGAGACGGACTACCAATTGCTTCACCTAAAGGCAATCGACCTTCAGGCGCTTGTGAAACTGCTTCTTGTATTTGTTCTGGTGTAAAGGTACCACCTAATTTTTTTAAATTTGTTAAAAGACCGGGTACTTTTGTTAAACCAGCAATAGCTGGCCCACCTATGCCACCTAATACTGCGCCTGTTGTCATTGATTGTGGAAATTGTTCATCAGGTTGAAAAAAAGGAGCTAATCCAGCACCAATTAAAGCATTTTTTCCAGCAATACCTAATAATTTTCCAGTATTTTGAATAGCTTTACTACTACCCGCAAGTGCTGATTCAATCGCTTTCGGTGCTTTAAGTAACTGTGCTTCTGGTAAAGCTAACGTTGGCAAAATACCGCCTGCAAATTCTCCAACTTTTTCAGCTGTTGTGCTAGGCTCAGGAATTCCTAATTGTTTTCTAGTAATAGGTTGCCCAATTTGCTCAACTGCTTCTGGAGGTAATTGTCCAATCGTTTGTTGGAATGCTTTTACTGGAGTACCTAAAAGTGGAATTTGTGAGAAAGCTTTAACTGGTGTGCTTTGTAATGCTTTATAAGTAGCTGGAACAAGCTGTCGTGCTAAATTCACACCCCCTCGTCCTAATTCAGCCGCACCAATTGGAATGCCTTTAGCAAATTCTAAAAAAGAACTACGTTGATTTTTGCCTGTTGTTTCTTCATCTGGTATCGATTCTAGACTAGGTTTGAAATTATCAGTGTCAACTTCTAACGCATGATCTAGGGTAGGTTGATAAGCCATCTCTATTGATTCCCTTGCGCTAATTGTCTTTTAACTTGTTCTTTTTCAGCTGGAGTTAAATTGCGATAATAGTTTTGAAACTCTTCTTTTGACTTAAATGTTGGCAAAACAATAGGTTGTGCTGCAACACTTAATTCACTCACAGGTTGTGGCACACTATCGCCTCTACTAGTTTGCTGTAAACGTTGAGCGACTTGTGCCAATGGTTGTGCTTCAGTTTGTGATAATGTTTTTAATGTTTGGGCTAGTCCTTTCCAACTGTTTTCCCACACCTTTGGTCCATATTTTTGAGGATCTGCTAGAACATCAATGTAGGCTTTTACTTCTTGCTCAGTATTTGGGCTTAACGATAAATTTCTTAATTTACCCGCTAAAACTGGCAAATCAGTTTTCATGAATTTAATATAATCATCATAATCATCTGATTCTATACCTAGTTTGGCTTTACCTTTTTGTGAGAATTGCCTAATGTCACCTTTGATACCTGAAAACTTTTGAATACGAGGTAACACTTCGTCCATTTGGTTATACATATCATCTGCAATTTGACCAGCTAGAATAGCATTTTGTTGTCGAGTTGTTGTTGCTTTTTTCAAATTTTCAGATTGAATTTGACCTTGAAAACCTTTTAATACATCAGGTGTAAGGCCATACATTTGATTAAGCTGATCAATTATTTGATTTTGCAATTGATTTTGAGACCCTTGCATTGCTTGTTGAGACCCTTGCATTGCCTGTTGAAGGCTTTGCATTTGCGCTTGCGGTTGAGGTTGTTGAATTTGCATTTGAGGTTGTTGGCCAGTTTGTTGCATACTGTTTTTTTGTTGTTGTAACATCTGTGCAAAAGCGGGCACTAACGAATTCATTTCTTCTTGATTTTGTGGACCAGATAAATTACTTAAATTGATTGGTATATTGTTTTTTGTCAAAAAATCTTCAATTTGTTCATTATCCAACTGAGAAGCTGTTCCAGATAGAACACGAGCATAGGTAGCTGCAAACTGGGGATTTTTATCTAATAATGATCTAACTGCTGGAGTACTACCAGCACGAATTAAAGTATTTTTGTCATTAAAACGATTGCGGCTTTGTTGTGCTGCTAATGCTTTAGTATAAGCATTTTGTTGTGTAATCGCCATTTGCTGAGGATAAAACTGTGTTTTTTGTTTTAATGCTTCTGTTTGCGCTTGAATATTTGGCAGTTGGGCCTGCTGCCATGCAATTTGAGCTTGTAGTTGTTGAGGCAAAAGTTTTGCTTTTGATTCAGCTAATTGTGCTGCTGCTTGAAGCTGTGGAATACGAGCTTGATTTAATGCTATCTGACTTTGTATTTGTTGAGGTTGATATTGTGCACTTGTTTGTGCCATCATAGCTTCGGCTTGTTGTTTTGCTAACTGAGCTTTTAGTTGATCAGGCAACATAGCCATTTGCTCTTTCATCATTTTCTGTTTTTGAAAATTATCAAAAGCTTGTTGACCGCCTAAAAAACCTTGTAAGAAATTCATGACTTAACCTATAATTCCTAGAAAAAGTGTGTAAGCAATGAAGTGCCAGCACCAGCTAAACCACCTAATAACCCTTGACTAGAAGCTTTTTCCGCAGCTTGTTGTTGCATTTGTGCCATTAGCCCCTGCATAAGTGCTTGTGTAGCTGCTGAACCTGCTTGTAGCCCCATAGAAGCGAGGCTACCTTCGCCCTGTAACCCCATTCCATATTGACCTAAAGCTTGTTGCATATACTGATTATAGTCTTGAGAGGCTAAACCGCTAACATCTTTAGCTAATGCCTCTTGTACCGCTGGAGAACCCGCCATACCGCTTGCTGCTCCAGCTTGCATAGCTGCCTTTGTTGCTTGATCAACATTGTATTGATATCCAGGTGAAGCTTGATAACCTTGACCTATTTGTTGCATCATAGCTGTTGGATCTTGTAAAAGTTGCATAAACTGTTTTTGCAACTCAGGCAAAGCATCTTGACCAGCCTGTGAATACGGGTCTAAATATTGAGTTACAAAAGATTGACCGGGAGTATTACCACCCGATTGCATGTTAAACATTTTAATCTCCGTTAATCAGTTTGAATTGTTTTAACAACTCCATTTAGTATAATTTTTAACACATTATTAGTGTTATCCACAACTAATCTAAAGTTATTTTCTGGTACATTTAAGTTATTAATTTCATCTTCTGACAAATCGGGCAACAAATACCCCTTTGAACTAAAGTAGTGTGTTAATTCAGTATTGTTAGAAGAATGAAAATCCATCCACTGATTGTCTAGACTTTTACCATCAGAAGTTATTACAGTCGTATTGGGTATTGTTTGCCAGTTTGGGCTACTCATCTTGTAATCTCAATAACAGCGTTTTTAATAACAAATCTTCCAGACGACCAAAATCTAAATTGCGTTGTAAAATCATTACTCATACCTAACCTATAAAACCGCAATTGTGATTGTCGATTACCTAAAGCATTTAATTCCCTTCCTTCAATGTTAGCAAAATTATAACCACCATCCTTAGAAATAGATAAATCTACACGTATTGGGAGATTGTCTATTCCTTGCTCTAGTTGCATTTTGATAGCTTTAACCGTAAATGTATCATCATTAGCCAATCGAATCGTTGGACAAATTCTTATTCGTGGTATAATTTTACCAGCATAAGTTGTTATGTCTGTGCTTGTTTCATAAATATTGCTATCTTTTGTACTTATAAAATACAGATTATTGTTAAATAATTTTACATCTTGTGCTATATGATGATTTAAACAATCATCTGTTACATTAAAAAACATTTTTAAATTAAAATCATAGATAAAACTAAAATTATCTTTCACAAAAACTAATTGATAATAAACATGTCCATCTTCTTCAAATAAAAAACCGTAAACGCTTTCAGGATTTTTTATTCTACTTAATTTAAAATCTAAACCATCAACAGAAATAGATTGTGGTTGTCCACCGTTTGTAGCAATAATTTTAGGACTAGAATTATCGTTTTGACTTAACCAAACCAACATGCCAAAACCTTCGGCGATTGTATTTCTACTTACACATCCATAATCAATAGCAATTGCATTATCACGAGCATATGGAAAACCAGCCCTGCCTTGATCAGTCCATTTTTCCGCTACTTTTTCACCTATAACCCATAATTGTCTATCTAAACGAACCGCAGCTACAATGGTGTCTGCTTGTGTTTGCATTGTTGTTCTTAATAGAGGGTCCCAAGTCAATGCGTCATTTGAGCCAGATAAATGCCAGTTTAGGTCGTCACCAGTAGCAATTAGATAGGTATCTTGGTAAGTAATATATAATGGTCTAAAATCTAAATCAGGTATATTGAAAGTAAAATTATTATAGTTATAAACATATAGATTTTCTCCATCTACAATACCTAACTCACCATTTTGATTTTCTGATATAAAAACTGAACCTGTTGTGCTATTTAAAAAAGCAACTGTTCTACTAGTTAATTGAGGGGATATTTTAACTAATTCGTTGCCAAATACGCCATACATAGCATTATCAATTGTCGATACAAATAAAGCTCTTGCTTCGCCAAGTTGTTGTTTTATTGCTATTTCATACCCTAAAAAATTTACCAGACTAGCTTGATCAACATCTTGGCCCGAAACAACCATATTATATGTCGATTCAACTGTCATTTTAGGATAACGAGAAAACTTAGTACCACCAACAATACCTAGGTTTGCTTCGGTTTTTTGACCTCGTTGAAGGTTTATCATCTGAGCCATTAAGGTGTCCAACCACGGCCAAGATTTGCTTCTATAAATGGATCAACACTTGTAGCAGGAAATAAACTATCTTTTTCAATAGTTAAATCAAGACCAACCATGTTTTCAAGTTTTATACGTAACTCATTCAAAACAATTACAGATTGTTGTGGAAAATCTTTATCAAATAAATTACAAAGTCTAAAGGCTAACTCATATTTTAAATAACTAGTGTAAAATCTATCTAAATTATTTAATGTTTGTGAAGGATCATTAATCTGAGTTAAGGAAAACTTACCAGTTATTTTCATTAAATAGTTGTCATCGGGTAGAAAATACAAATATAAATTCATACCTCCAACTGCTCTTTCAGCATAATAATGAAAAGGTAAACTTGTTATGTTATCAACACGGCTACTGCCAAAATACTTTTTGTTAAAATCTCGAATCATTTTATAACGAACGTCACCAATATTAAAAGTTAACGAACTAATATCGATTAAGTCAGGAATAAAATATTCTTCTTGTCCTGGAATTGCATTGAATTCTGTATGCGTAAAATAATTTATTAAAGATGCATCAATTGATTTTTCTGCAAGTATGTCATTCAGCAGCTCTAACCCATCAGCTGTGTCAGTGTCAGTAACATCTTCAAGTGTTCTTGACCTAATACCACTCAGGTAATAAGCATAGCTAATAAGTTGAGCTGCATTCATGACTAATCCTTTACACTCTATTTAGCTTTTGTTGCTGCTAATTTTTTAGCAGCTTCTTTAGCTTTTTTATCACGAATAGTATTGTAGTTACCATACGCAGCTGTAAGAGATAAACCACTTAAAGGATAAATAATACGCATTGCATATTCATCAATTAAAGTAAAACCAGCAATAGCATCATTTACAAAGCCATATTGATTTTCTCCAAACTTTGAACCATGATATGCACGCATAGAGGCACCTGTAGACATATCCGTTTTTACGCTAGTGGTAAATGGGCTATTGTCATTTAAAGGTGGCATTGCTAAAAACAATGCATTACCAGAATACAATAATCCAGCTCTATGGTCTGGAGCAATTCTTGCATTTAAGATTCCAGTCAAAGTGTTAGGATCAATATTGACGTTTGCATTCGGACTTGGTGGTGTAGTATTACTAAAAATCAATGGTGGATTTACAGTAACAGTAACTTGACCACCTACAGAAGCTGCTGTAGCAGTAGCTCGCACCTGTACTAACTGTGAAGACGGTACATGGCCGACAAACGTTAGAAAACGCAATCCAGTAGTATTAGTTGAACCGGGAAAATCAAAGGTCAAAATATCATTTTCAACAATAGCTGCTGGATCATCAAGTGCACCACTAAAAGTCAATGTTGTTCCATCAGGTGAAATTGATTCAAGTGTTAGTTCTTCTTGGAAATTACCAACTGTTCCTGCTGTATGAATTGGTAAAAGATTTGAAGTACTAAACTCACAACCTGCAAAGTTTCCAAGCTGCCAAGAATTTGCATATTCATTGTTTCGATTAACAGTAAACTGTGACAGAGAATTTCCTACAGCTGCTGGAATATCTACATCACTAACAAACATGTTAGTATCAAATTTTGCCGCGCCATAGTTTCTGAAATTAGCTATAGCTTGTGCATATTGTTCTTCGCTATTAATTGGCGTTATGCCATCACCAAAAGCACGATAAGTATTTGTTAAGTTTACGTTTGCAAAATCAGAAACGATAACAGTTCCAATCTCAGTTATTGCACCTTTGACAAAAGTTTCTAAACAGTCATTTACATTAAAATTAACTCTTGTGAAGTAAAAGCATAACTTGTGCTATATTCCTTATCTATTTTAAGTGGCTGTTTACGTTGCTCTATTGCTTGAAAATCTGCTACAAGTGAAGTATTAACTGAAAACCTTGTAGGCAATGCAATATCGATAGTATCGCCAAGTTGTTGGGGAAGTTGTTTTTCCCAATCAACATATTTTTTGTTTGCATGATAAATATAAGGTGAAAGGTTATCAAGTGCTGCTAACCCCGCCTCATTATACGTTGTTACTGCTTCTAATAGATTAGTTGCCATAATTAAACCTCAAAAAAAAAAATTAAAAGTGGCTTTATGCAAGCTATCAGAAACGCATTTTTTTCCGATAATCATCCATAGTTAAACCACCGCTACGTTGTACATTTGAGGGTGAACTTTGTTTTAACGGATTTTTAGGTAAATCTTTACTCAAAGAAGCTTCATTATTAACAATTGATTTTGCTAACTTCTGAACTTCACGTTTTCGCAATGCAGAAGGTAAATTCATTAACGCACCTACCTTGCCAAGATTGTTCGATAAGTGATATAACACATCTGCGGAGCTGTCCATATTTGAATCAGCAATATCTAACACAATTTGTGGTATTTCACTTAAAAACTCATCATTTACATTGCTATCAAAGTCTTCATATTTAGATTTGGCTTCAGCAAACTTACTTTGCAAATCTTGATAAATAGACTGTGCACGTTGAGCATTTTGTTGCTGTAAATACTCTTGCTGTTGCATTTGTGCAACAGAAGTAATCTGCTCTTGAACAAGTTTTGCAATATCTTCTTTACTCAGCAAAGCCCCATAATTTTGACTTTGTTGATTATGCGTAGCTGGTTCAGCTGCTTGTTGTGCATAACTCTGTTCATTTTGCGATTTTAAAGCCTCTTCATACCCTTTTCTATAAGCTTTCTCCTTTGAATTTTTAACAATAGAATTTACTTTTTCTGTTGTCAAAACCTCAGATTGTGGTGGAGATTGCTCATTGACACTGGTTTGTGAAGCCTCAGCAACCTGTTGTGTACCTTCTAAATCGTCACTCATATTCACCTCGTTTGACTATATACCCCGTCACGGTAGTTCCTAGGTTCAGCCTAGCCTGTCTTTGTCCTGTGTGATCAGTAAACCTTGTTTAAAGAAACAAGCAACTTTACAACTTACTTACTTTTTGCGCCCATTTGACGCAACTGCTCAGAATAGCTATATGAAGCTGGTCCAGCTCCTTTCATAGTAACTGGCATTGGTCGCGCGTGCTTAACTGGTTGGCCAATACCCATTTTACCTTTCATATCATAGCCCATTGTATTTCCTCGCTATTTTTTTTTAGAACGACCTTTTGCTGCTAAAGTCGCCATTTGTTTGACACCATATTTCTTCCTGCCAATTGAAGCTGCCAAAGCATCAGGGTCTTTAACACCCTTTTTTTTCAAAGACTTTGACAACGCAGCAAACCTTTTACCACTTCCAAGTTTTGATTTTTTTTCGGCCATATTTGCCTCAAAATTAGTAAATAATTTATTTATAAACTATTTAAATGAAGTCTTCAAGCTGTTTGTTTAAATCATTAGCAATTTTTACTGTTGATTCTGTTTGTTTAATAGCCAGTTCTGCATCTGTTCTTTGCTGTTCTGTCTCAGCTTCTTGTTGTCGTAATAGTAACTCACCCTGAGCTTTTATCGCTTCGATTCCAATTTTCATACGGTCTTGCATTAACTTCATTTGTTCTATTTCATTTCGCATTTGGATTTGCTGTTGTTGGTTCTGGGCTTTTATTTGTTCAGCTTGTGCAAGTATTAATTCTGGGTTTGGTTGTTGAGATTGCATTTTAGCAGCTGCTTGTTTTGCTTCTTTCTGTTGCTGCATAAATTGTGTAGCTATTAATTTTAGTTTATCTTGACCTTTTATATCTAAATTTTCTAAAAGAATTGGCAAAGCTTCCATCTCAACCATTCCTTTGAAAGTTTCAGATACCTTCATCATCTCAAGAAAAGTATTAACAGCTTTATTTTTTTGTACCTCAAAGTTAACACCCGGTTTTACTACTACTTCTAAATCATTTTCTTTGTAGATTAAGTCTGATTCTGGTTCTCCAGTATTTATTTTGATAAATTTATGATCACCTTTTTTATCTATGATTGGTAGTGTCATAGCAGTTTTATAATACTTTGGAATTAAGTCAACAATAATTTTTGCTATTTGATTCAATGATTTAAGATAGTTTACAACAAAGGGCATTGCTGCATTGTTTGATTGCGTCGCCCCTTCTTGTATTGCAACCCCTGATAACTGATTTTTTTGAATACCTAATTGTGCATCATAACTGCCTAGTACAGCCTGAATTGTTTTATCTTCATTATTGTATAATTGCAAATAAATCGGATTAATTTCCCCTGATTGAAAATACTGCGGTGCTGGTAATTGAGTTTGCATCCTACTGTCGAATGCATTATATATCAAAGCAGCTTTTGCTTTTTGAGGATTTAACCAAGCCTGCTGATATTCTGTCTTGGTAGGTAACGATTCATTAGCAATCATTACAGTAGAATTGCGTGCATTTTCAAAAGCATCAACCATGCTAGAAATGGCTAAGTTTTTTAATCGTTGCGGTCCTTTTGCATTAACAATATATGATCTAGTTTTTTGTTTACCTTTTAATACTGCACTGTTTCCATCAAAAAATACAAGGGGTAGAAATGAATAATCTGTATCTACTGGTTTTTCTATAAATTGATCTTCAACAAGCTTATAATTTACTATTTTGCATTTAACCACTCTTCGCCTTTTTAGCTCTATCGGTTCTGCTTCAATTCGACCGCTTGCTACCCATTCTTGCTTTAATGTTTCAAAATCTTGCAATGTCATTGTTAAAGGGTCGTTAGGGTTTTCTACATTTGATACTAAAACTAACGTTTCCGTGTAATTTTGTTTTTCATAATAATCAACAATATTAACAACTTTTTTGTTATCATCTGTATTATAGGACCAATTAAAACCTGAATTGGATTTAAAAAATTTTAAGCCGTTCAAGTCTATATTAGGATATTCCTCTTGAAATTCTTCTAGTGATTTCGGTATTACCTCATAACAATACCTAGCATCTTTTTTGCTACTTTCTCTAGCCATAGGGTCAAAGCCACAAAGGGTCGGGCAGTGTGGTTTTTTAATGCGTATAACCTGCTCAAATGTGCTAGGGTTTCTATATTCAGTTATTACTTTTAAAACCGAATAACCACCACTCATAGTCTCACGGTATACAGCATCACTTAAAAACTCATAATCACTGCCCGAAAATATACTCCGCAAATATCCTTCTACTATTTCCTCTTGTTGTACTAGATTATTATTCCCTGTAGATTTAACTTGAAGCATCGGAGATTGTTTGGACCACTCACCAATTAAACGTGATACATATGACTCCAATACATTAATCTTAATTGCTGGCTTGCCCATAGCTGATAATGTGTCTTCATCACGCTTGGTTAGTGTACTGTTAAACAAAAACTCCCTATCTTGTTCATAGTTTTTCTTGTTTTCTTCAAAATAGCTTTCTGCTTCCTCAATGGTTTTTCTGATATCATTGAAGCGTTTCATGTGCTTTAAGCTTACATTAAGAGTATTTTTGGGTTCTACCATCTCAAGGCCTTTGTAGATTGTTTGTGAAATGCTGAATAACCTGTTAATACCTCATTTTCACCAGGTGAAATAAAGCCTAACACGAGTTGATCAATTAATGCTAATTTTACAGCATCTGCACACGTATCTGCAATATCATCTCGCCTATGCGAATCGTTAGCTGTAATCTTTGCCATATGATCAATAGTGCTTTTAACGTGTCTCAAACCACTTGTAAAGCTTATTCTACCGCTTGCTATATAGGGCTGAGATTCTAAAAATCTGGCGGTTTTACTTCCTGATCCTCGACCCCTTTCTATTTCATAAACTGTCAAAGCTGGAACATTTTTTAATAGAGAGACTAAAGTCACGCCTGTTGACTTTTTCTCAATTGCTGTGAAGGTTGGCTTGACTTCAAAGCGCATACAGTCAGCATAAAAACTAAAGAAAGTAGCCTCTAGGTCCTTAGGTTCAACCCAAGTTTCTGAACAGTCAAGCCAATGCAAACCATATAAGCCTGTGTCTACTTCGTGATGCTTTATTTTATAAACACCCCAAAAACTAAAAACTGTGGCATCATTGTATGTGTTAGCTGTCTCAGCTGTGTCGCATGTAATAAATGTTGCCTCTATTTTCGGGGTAAAATCTAAAATTTTAAACCATGCACTTTTGAAAATACCACCTCCAGCAGGTTGAGGTGTTTGTTGATATTGTGCTGCAAACCAATAGGGCATTGTGTCGCGCATTCTACACAATTCTTCTTTTGTATGCTTGGCTGGGTCCAATGCGTTCTGTGATTCATCTAATGCCTTTATCTTGGTGATATTCCAATTTTCACCACTTAGGCCGCGTGCCAATTGAGAAAACAAATCATCTTCATGTAAAATCTGGCCTATGCCTATTATTGGCGTAGTCCTAGAATTAACACGACTTTGTGCTGTTTCAATGTACCAATCTACCTCTGATTGCCTTATTGTATCGCTTGTAACCTCGCTTGGCTTGTGTATATCATCAATGGCAATGCACCCCCCCCAACGGTTAACATTGGCCACCCCTGCGCCATAGCCTGTAATTGTTCCACCGCTACCCGCTGCATATACCGCCCCCCCCGCTGTTGTCTCGAATGAATCTTTCGCGCGAGAATCTGATTTTATCTTTACATTAAAAAGCCTAGCATATTCTGGATTATTAACTATAGTTTTAATTGCTGCTGTTTGTTTTGTAGCTAGTCTTGCACTGTATGATATATAGATATATTGTGAATCTGGATAGTTGGCTAGTGTCCATGCTATAAAGTGAATCATCATTTCCGTTTTGCCATAACGTGGTGGACAATGTATTAATGACCGAGTATCTTTCCCTTTATATATTGATATTAATCTATCTTTAATCTCTAAGTGATGCGACAGTCTGGAAATTGGCTGGCTTAAAACGAAGTCTTTACCTGTTCTAGCTTTGAAAAAATACTGTGTAAATTTTAAAAAATCATTCTTTAAGTCCTCAGATAGTTTTTTTTCAGTTAATGATAAATTGTTTATATTAGCAAAGGCGGTTTGCTCCAATGTAACAATTTTTTTCCTTAGATTTTTCATTGCCTTACCCCTAAGCCGTCAAGCTTGAACAACCACTTTCTATTGTTATTTGTACATATTCGCCTCAATCTTTGCACTTTCCAAAGTTTAAAATTATATTCTTTCCCTTCGTACCTATCCGTTATTAATTTATCAAATAAAACATTATTGTGAAGTGAGCTTTCGACCTGAACAATCCTAATTGTTAAAATGTTGATTTTGTCAAATATGACCTTTATATCTTCAAGGTTTCGAACAAAAAAAATAGTAAAATGACCGTTACCTTGGCCATTTAATCCAGCTGGTGTAAAAAGCAAACAATCTTTGGAGGATCTCCATTTCTTTAACGAAGTTCTAAAAAAGAATAAATTAGGGTAGATGCTGATTAAATCGCTTGAGAACTTGTTTTGCTTGTCGTGTACGTAAAACCGCCAATTCTTATACTTCTTGGCTAAATTACAAATCAAGTCTGCACTTGTTTCATGGAGTATATAAATAGCAACTCGGCCGTTATATTTAAAATTATCATAAATTGCAAATTGTTTAAAGGCTGCTATTGCATCTTCAGTGTAGATTTTTTTTCGCGTTAATGTCACAATGCCAACCTGTGCTTTTTTTTTACTTAATGAAAGGGTAACGGTATGAATAAAAACAAAAAAAAAATGGATGATGGTAATATTAAAACAGAGTTAGAGTTACTAGTCAAATTATTGAGCAAACGATACATTCTAGCTCCCATTTTGTTCGCTTTGCTTTACTTGCTGGAGCATCCGAACACTTCAATCACTCACACTATACACTCTTTTTTACGCGGCTTACTAATTGTTTAATAGCAATGCTTTCTCTATTCGTTCTAATCGCTGTATGAGTTCCGTGCGCTCCAGCATCGAGGCATGAGACTCAATCACGGCCATAGCATGGCGGCCTAGTTCTGGCGTTATCTCATCCTTGCTCATTGCGTGTACTACGCTTGCGCTAACTTCTTGTAGGTTTTGTATATCATCTGGGACTATCTGTGCGAGTACACCTCGAGCTATGCGCTCGCTTTTTGCGTTAGGTAATATTTTGTCTAAACACACCTTCATTGAGACTTTGCAACCTGCTTTAGCATCAGCAATACAACGAGCAACAATCGCTGGAGCGTCAGCCTCTATAAGCTGCCGATACTTTGTTCGCGAGTCGATGATACCCTTCGGTCGCCCTTTAGGGTTGCCGCTTTTTCCCTTTTTCCAAAGGTGCGCCTTTTTTGCGCTAGTTTTGTCTGCTTTTTGTTCAGTCATAGTGATTAATTCCTGCACTGATCAGTCTGCATGATACTACAGCCAGCAGAAAAAAAAAAGCATTGCACGCAATCTTTATTTTTTTTAAAGAAAGTGCTTGACGAACGTTTTAAGGCTTGTTATTATTATTCCTAGATAGTCAATCGGGGCTATTTACAACAAATAACGGAGTTGAACATGAATGCTAATTTTGACATTGAACTAATTTATTCTTGCTGTAAAAAAAAAATAAATGATACTAAAAAATATAACGGCTGGAAAAACTGGAACAACTGGAACGTTCATTTATGGCTTAGTAGTGACGAGGACTACCAACGATTAATAGAGGGACTAGTTAACAAGTGCGTACAAGATGAGGTTACCGAAGAGGATGCAGTCTCTATGTTAGAGATTTACTTATTATCTAGAGGATATACCGAAACAGGAGAAGGGGCGGTCGTTACGCGTGACGCACTGCAAGAGATAGTAAGTCATTATTGGGATTCGTAAGAATTATACCCTGTTTCATTAAAGGTGGAGGGGCATAAGCCCCTTTTTTTTTATTTAAAATTATGAGAAAAGTACTTGACGCACTGATAAAGGTTCGCTAATATACATTTATAGTCAATAGGGGCTATGTATAACAAACGGAGTTAAACTATGAGTAATAATAAACAGTTAGTAGAAAAAATTGCAGAAAAAATAGGCCATGATTATTTAGAACTTAGAGGGATTAAAGATTTTTTTTTGGAGTGGTCAATCTAAAACGTCGATATTTTCATATTTGACTTTTTCGATTTTTGACAAAAAGGTACAAATAAAATACAGGAATTTTTTTAGTTTGTCTGCAACATTTACTCTTTCAAGTCGTGGGTATATAAGTGCCCGTCATCAAAAAGAGGCTGTAAGCATGGCTTGTATCTGGAGTCGTACTTATAAAGAAACTTATCAAAGGTAGGTAAAGGGGCTTTGGCCCCTTTTTTTACCATAAATTAAAACGTACTTGACGGACTTCTTAAAAGCTTGCTACAATGTAATTATAGTCAATAGGGGCTATTTACAACAAATAATGGAGTAAAAACTATGAGTAGAAAATACATCGCAAAAAGAATTATTGATTACTTAGGCGGTAGTCGTTTTTTGGAAATTACTGGTATTAGAAATTTTATCTGGGATGATGAAAGCTTAACTTTAGCTTTGACTCTTCCTGATTTTTGGAAGGATAAAACTAAATGTAATAGGTTTAAAATACAATATAATCTTGGCAAAGATAGTTACAACGTAACATTAGGTAGAGAATCGTATTCAAACCTTAAACAGCCGAAGGATAAAACCCCTTTATGGCAAGTTTCAAAAAGTGTTGATGATATAATTATTTTAGATAAATTTTGCCTAGCTGATATTTTCAGTAGGTGGACAGGCTTTCATACTTATAGCATTTTTTTATGGCTTGATAGAAAGGAAAAAATTAAGGAAATAATAAAGGCGTTTATTACTAAATGCTTTAAATATAACGATAGCAAGGAGCGCGCTATAAAACATGCCGTAGATAAAACGGAGTTTATTTTACAAATCCATGGGATTACAACTACGCCAGAAGGCGCAATGATTACTTATAATGCCCTAGAAGCGATAGTTGGTTATTATGCTAACCGGATTGATATTAAAGGTCAAAGGGGGTAAAAGGGGCATATGCTCCTTTTTTTTATAAAAAATTACTATAAAAGTACTTGACGCACCAATGCGCACTTGCTATAATGAATTATAGTCAGCTGGGACTATGAATAACTAAAGGAGTTAAACTATGAGTAATAAGAACAACCATATTGCAGAAACAATTATTGACCAACTAGGTGGTAATCGCTTTATAGCAATGACAGGAAGCAAAGATTTTGTGTGGGGTAGCAAAAACTTAACTTTGACTTTTTCTTTACCAAGCTTTGCGCGAGGTAATAGATTTCAAATTCAATATGATTATAACAAAGAACTTTACAATGTAAGATTGTGTCAATTTTTTAAACCTACCTTAAAGCGTATAATGGAAAAGCGCGATATATGGAAAGTGATCAAGAGTGTTGATGGTGTTTTTTTTGATCAGCTGCCGCAAATTTTTCATGAATGGACTGGTTTAGATACTCACTTATAAAAAAAATAAAAAGGGGCTACGGCCCCTTTTTTTTAACAAATTGTGAACGGCATTTTATGGATATTCTAACATAAAATAATATTTACAAAGTAGTTTGTTGATATTTTGTAAGCCACAACCTATATTTTTTGTGCTTCAATTCATCATATTTCGCTTGCATGTTCATCAAAAAACCTCTAGGTATTCCTAGTATTCTTGCAAGATTCCTGTCATCTTCATCACTTATACTTCGTATAGTAATCATGATCTCATGAAGATAAAGAGGCCACACCTGCATTCTTAAAGCAACGTCCTTATAATTAATATCAAGAAAGTTAAAAATATTATCTAACACTTCTCCAGGGTGAAGGGTTTTTGGATTTTTCTGATCTAGAATTTTTAATAATTCTGCTTTACTAATTTTGGGTAATTGCATTTTATAATTCCTTAAAAAGCCGCCTTTTTAAATTGAAGGTGAACTTCTATTCCAGCACGTGCAGCAATATCAAAAAGAGAGTCTAGACTAAACCGATTAATGCGCCCTCTTAAAAGGTCGTTTAGCCGTGGCTGAGTAATACCAAGCTTTTTAGATGCTTTTGCTTGTGTCAACCCCATTCCTTCAACAACATAATGTAATGCGATTATCAACTCTGATCTTGCTTTCATATTTGCAGCTTCTGTTTCTGTGTTTTCATTTGTCATTTCATTTAACTACTTTTGTTGTTCATCCATCCATCACGATTGGATAAAGTGGCTTCACTAAATCCCATTCTACATAAAAGCATTCGCCTTCACAGCCGTAATTGTGTCCGCCTCGTCCACAGCCACCTGCTGACATGTTGGCGTAGTATAATCCAGGGATTGTAATCTCAAACTCATACTCTCCAAGGTCGTCAAAGTCGTCGATAGCCTGTGTCTTCCACGGTTCTGAGGTCAACAGCACAATCAACTTGGCCGTACCATCATCAGCTACAGCAATAATTGCATCGCCATTCTTTGATTCATCTTGTTTCCACACGTCCTCTTCTGAAAGGTTTTTATGCTTAAACTCTTCCAAGTTCGCTTCTGTTTTATCTAACATAATTTAACTCCTTTTGTTATTCATCAAGCCATATTATGTTATCAGTAAGTGCCCCTGTTGTATCAGCTTGACTTAATTGATTTCTCGTGACTTTAGCATAGGACAAATCAGCATCGATCAACTTTGCCCCTGCTAAATCTGCTCCATCTAAATCTGCTCCCGTTAAATTGCTTTTGCTTAGGTTGGCACCGCTCAAATTAG